ATAACGAACCGAGTCGCGTAATCGTGAACCTTTCTGTTGTGCAAGGTGCAACACATTACTTTTATACTGCTCGACAAAAGCAGTCGTAATTTGAGTAGACATAATGTCCTCCTTCTATTATTATTTTATATATCCAGTGGGCATTATCCTTTCGGGTGTCCTGTCTATTACGCTGACTATGCGAGTTTAAGAACCACCTTTAACCTACTGTTATCCGTGAGGGCAGTGTCTGGTTACAAGCGGATTTTACCTCGCTTGCTTCTTATCTTACCACTAATTATATGCTTTATCAAATAATTGTCGCATTTCTTCTTGAGCGTCTTGATGCTTAGGACTTGTAGCATCCCAATAAGCATTAGATTTATCTCCGTTGATTTGCTCGATTCTCATCTTAGCATCTAGTGGACTCATCACTAAGGAGTTGTTAGCAGTTCCCTGTGCAGAGTCTTCTGTTATATCTTTACCTGCATTTGCAAGTAATCTAATTAGATCTGGATCATTACCATATCTAGGGTCTGCCAACTTCTGCTGAAGTTCAGGTGTTCCGTAGATACGCAATGCTCTTTGTGCAGCAGAAAGGCTCTTATCGTAGTTAGCACCAAACTCTTTTCTTAAAACCTCTTCAGTTTGAACACCTTGTGCGTCACCTGATACTTGTTCTTGATTCATTTGATAGTCTACTGAACCTTTTTGCCACTCAACTAAGCCTTGCATTTGTTTAGGTGATAATCCTAAATCATGTCCTGTTTGTTTAAATGAGTTCATCATTTCCTCTGGATAGTATTGTTCATATCCTGTTGGAACTTCAACTTCATAACCTTCTGCTGTTTCAGGTCTACCAAGTTTAGTATATAACTCGCTCATTTCTTCATCATTCTTCGGGATAGGTATTCTACTGCCCATCATTTTCTGCTGATGAATAAGTGTTTTTGCGGCTGATTCAGTATCATTGATACTTGCAAGCGTTGGATCTGCTCGTAATTCGTCTGATAACCCTTCACGCCAATCTTGGTTACCACTCTCAACAGGTGCTACTACAGCATTATCCGTTGTTTCTGTGACCATTTCTTCACTCATAATTTTATTCCTCTTTTATATTACACATATTTAAAATACGAAGATAGACAGCTCTTTCGCCCTCCCTCCTCGCGGTTTCATACGGATCACCTTTCGTATAGGATTCCCGTAGTTGATATGCCTTGCGTAGGTCATCTAGGACTTTACCCCCAGATATAGACCCAAAACAGTCAGCATAATCTCTTTTTATCTTGGCAATGGCTCTAGGCATTTTCTACTGCCCCCATCATTGCTTCCATACCTGCTTGTGTTTGTTCAACATTTTCAGGTGTGATCTGTTGTGCTGTAGGAACAGCAGTAGCTGCAAGGTCTGCACCTTGTTGTGCTTGTTGCATAGCCATTTGCTCTTGTTGTTGCTCTTGCTGTGCCTGACGTTGTTCTTGAATCTCTTGAGGGTCACGCATGATATTCTTAGGAACACCTAGTAATTCAGCACGAGAACGAATTGCTGCATCATGATCTATGTTATCCATAACTTCTGGTGCAATCTGTGCAAGGTTAGCAGCCATCTCATACAATCTTTCTACAGCAGTAGCCTCTTCCATTCTCTGTGAACGAGCAAGTGGGCCAACATATTCAATGTCAATAGCAACACCATCTAACGCACCTGGTGCAGGAGCAAACATTTCGTTTCGTTGCATAATAGCAAAGCATCTTTCAATTAGTGGGTTCAAGAACTCTGTCTGGAATCTTCCTAAAGTAGGGCCGAGTAATCTTTGCATCAATTCATAACGAACCTGTACTTCTGTTGCTGTCATTTGAGGGCCTTGCTGAAGTTCTAACTGGTCTGAGAAGAACGCTTGCTTAATAGAACCTCTTAATTCAGACTCTTTCATATCAGATACATCAAATCTTGCACCAGTATTAAGTGGTTTAATTGCATCACCTCTACGAACAACGGTAATACCCGATGGATTCGTCTTAACTCTACCGATTACTCCGTCATCTTCTACTAGAAGTGGTGGATCGATTGCTTTAGCCCATGCTTTTAAGCCTAATTCTACTGCTTTATTCAGAGTTTTGATGTCTGGTAGTGCATTGTAAGCAGGTGAACGACCGTATTCTTCGCCAGAAGCTTTAGACCATCTTGTTACAAGGTATGGCATTTCGTTATAACCACCTTCCTGAACGATATTCTTGTCTTCCTTACTTATATGAATACTTATATAAGGTAATTTAGATTGTTTGTTACCGTGATACTCTTCTGCTGGCATTACACAATGAATAAATGTGAACTTCTTGTCAGGGTTATTCTCAAAAGCCTCTTGAATCTTAGGGCCTACTGCATCGCCCCACTTCTGTTTAGCCTGTCTAGCAGAATACTGAAACTTCCTATATAAGGTATCAATCTGTCCTTTATGATTTTCTGAGATGAAATATTCTGAGATGTGCAATGTTCTGAAGTTGAATCCGTTTTCATCTTCTTCTGTTTCAATACAAGCAGTACCAATAGAACAAATATCAAGATAGAACTCATGTACTTCAGTATTAAAGTTAGATGAGTTAAACGCTTTATACATTCTATTACGACAGTCCTCTAGCCATACTTGAACTTCGCGAGATTCATTTAAACTCTCATCACGAACTCTTAGATGAAACCAAGGCAATGATGCTGATGTTAATGTTCCTTGTAATGATGCTGCTAACAATGTATTCGCATGAATAGCAGAAGAGTCGTATAACTTCTCTGTACGCTTTGCTCCCTTGGCATACTGAACCGTTACTTCTGCTTTACGAGGCATTACATAATCAAGAATCTCTTGCCAATGTACTTCCCAAGTCTGTTTTCCAGACTCTAAACTGGCTAATCGCTTTAATATTTGTTCGACCATTGTAATCTCCTATGGTTTTTTGCCTGATCCAAGAAGTGATCTAGTCTTGACATCAGCCTCATCTTGGTCGCCTTCACCTCCAGTAAGAAGTGTTGCGTATCTACCGCTCTTTTTCTTATTGAGTAATTCAGTCTTTTCTTGCTGAAGTTCCTGTTCCATCTCTAAAGTTTCTTTTTCTCTTTGATTAGCCTCAGCAGTGTAATCAACTGGTGGTGGTGGTGCATAAGGTTGTTGCTTTGATCCCATTTCTTTCTCCTATAGCCAGGTACAATCTCTTTTGAGCATACCGTAAATATTAATATCTTTAAGATTCTCTGAGATTTCTCTCATAGTACCTTCCTTTTTAAAGCCTAACCGTTTCAAGAATACATTTGCTTCTCTATTGTCTATCTCGGTATAGGCTGTAACTCTATGACACTTTAGTTGATGAAAAGGATAATGGAATAATGTTCTTAGCATTGTCCTATTAAAGCCTCCTCTCTCCATAACACCTGAAAACACAATATCTTGTACTCTGTATTCATAAAATGCTACGCCTCCAACTAATTCACCTTCTTCATAAAAACCATAATTAACACAATCGCTTAAAGATGTTACACCTACTCTTTTTACGATCCAATCTGTTACCTCTTGTCCTGCATTAGGTACTAATTCGATCATTTAAGAAGTGACTTGGCTTTCTTTTCCTTCTCATCCCACATTGCTCTTTCTGCTAAGAGAGATGCTTGTGGTGCAGGTTTTCCTTTGACAGTAGAAGTCTTTGCAACCTTCGCTCTTTGAATATCTTCTGCTGTGCTTTTATCTAATTCTTTTCTATCTACTGCATCCACAACTTTACTTGCAGGTGGAATGATAGGTGCTGGTGGTGATTTCTTTCCCATGTTAGCTTCCTAATAATGATTTTTTATCTAAGTCTGCCTCGCCTTCTACACCCTTACCGCCTGTAAGTAGTGTTCCGTAACGACCTTTCTTCTTTTTGTTTAATACCTTCTCTGCAATATTTTTAGCAGGTGATTCATCAATAATCTTTTCTGCTACTGGGGATATTGCTTCAGGTGCTGGAAATACACCTTCATCACTAGCCTTTTTTACAACCCCTAATCCAACAGCCATCTTTATCGCTTTTCCCATAATGCCCATACTAACCTCCTAAGATAGATTTACGCTCAATGTCTGGAGAGCCTAATGAACCGCCCTTACCTGTTAGTAGTGTTGAGTAACTGCCTTTCTTCTTCTTCTTAATTGATTCTGACATTTCAGGTGCTACTTCTACTTCAGGTGCTAATACTTCAGGTGCTGCTACTGGTGCAGGCGCGGCTGGTGCAGGTGCTGCTGCAACTGGTGGTGGTGTATATGCTGGTGGTGATGGTGCGAAAATTCTTCTTATTGCTCCCATTGGGTTTCTCCTATGTAAATATATTAAAATCACTGTCTGCTTGATACTGTCTTGTTTGGGTTTCATGAACCCTTGCCAATCTTAATGACAAAACAGCGTATCTCATAGCAGAAATTAAATCATCCTTAAATGGAACTATCCGCCCTTCCTTTCGATGGTACATCCGTAACTCCTCGAATATCTCTGGTTGGGTCGAGAATATCTTTAGTCTACCTGTTTTCATCCTTTCTAGCAAGTCCATTATTCCTGATTCTAGTGAAATTCCTCCAGAACCCTCTCTCTGACCCGATATTGGTGGATTGGTGAACCAACCTCCCCACGACCTGTTGTCTCCCTTTATCATGTTTACACCTAAATCGCGGTATTGATCTGCTAGTGGAGTACCTGATCCTTTATCTGCTTGTCTACCATCTCGAGGCCAGACAACAGGAATCCATTTTGGTCTTGCATTAACTGCTGCTGCATGAACAGCAGGTATCTCTTGTCGTTGTCCGTAAGTGTCATATATATAAACAATATCTGCCTCTCTATCCCACGCAACCCATACAGCAGTCGTAGGGTGATCCCAACCATAGTCCATGCCACATATCCTAGGGAAATGGGAGGGTATTTCAAATGGTTCACACTTAATAGAGTCTTCAGGCACTGGAAATACTAAACCTGAACCTAATGACGGAATACCTTGTTCACGCATCTTCCTTTCGTGAGGTGGTAATGCTGCAAGAATCTGTTCTTTAACTTCAGGTGTCATGTGAGGTGCATCATCCCAACCTGCTTGTTGCATATACTGACCTGGCTTCAAATCATTAATAAATTGAGCGATAGTTTCAGTCATTCCACTCTCAGGCGTAAATGTCATATACACCATGCCTGCTTTATCTGCTGTACGGGTAACTGCTTGTGAATAGATGTCTTGTGGTGGTTCTTCATCTAACCAAATAACATCTAGTGACTCACCCATCCACTTCTCTCTGCCCATCTCGTAGGCTTTGAAACCGATTCTTGACCAACCTCCACTCACATGCTTAATCATGCAAGAGTTATGGGCGTTTGGAACACCTGGCTTACGAGTTGCATCACCGATTAGATTTAAAGGAATAGCACCTGTTCCCCTAGCAGAAGGGTCATCAGGCTGTCCGAAGAGTTCTTTCTGACAAATATCACGAGTAGTTTCATTCGATGCACCACCTGCCCAAGCCCTAATAGGTCTATCCCATTTCCTACCTTGCCACCATTTAGGATACAATCCCGTTAAATGAAAGGCTAATTCTGCTGCACCACAAAAGGATTTACCAATACGGTTACCAGCCATCAATAGTTTTTGATTAGCGATAGTATTATGGTACTTCTCTTGATACTCATAAGGTCGATAATGTTTCAACTTGTTGTGAGTCTGTCTAAACTCTAATTCTTTAGCAATCTTTAATGCTTCTTCAACACTCATAATTCTTTTACCACCTTTTCCCAAATCTCATCTTGAGTCATTCCCTCTTCACCCTCTCTAACCTTACGCTTTCCACCATTAGGAATTGCAAAGTAACATACACCTCTTAAATCCAAATACTGACATATTGCTTTTTGTACCTGATGCTCTAGGTCAATCATTTCATTCCTTTTAAAATATGTTTAATTACATCAACCGCCCAACCATTGCCAAGCATCTTATAACGCTGCGTGTTTGATACGCCCTCAGTATAGTTATCTGGAACAGTTTGTAAGCGTTCACATTCCACTGGTGTTAGTTTTCGATAAGTTGGTGGTTGTTCAATTAGCATATTCCCATTACCCGCAGTACCTCCACTTTGTGCTGCAATAGATATACCCTTCCCATCTGTTGAATAAACTCTATCGCCTTGACCGCCACCTTTGATATTTCCTACTCGTATTGGTTTAATTAAAACCTTTGCATGAGTATTACCACCACCACAAGTATTAAGTGTTGGTGATTTACCACTATCAGCATATATTCTTTTCAAACTATCATGTCCGTTTACATCAAGTGCTGTTGCTACGTGGTGGCACGTTGAGTCTGGGTCAAACTCTTTTAGTTCGCATAAATGGTTGTTGTGTTGCCAAGAAGAAGGAGTTAAAGATGGTGTCTTTCCTTTTTTAAGAGAGGATGCAGTAATACCACCTTTATTTGCACCTCTAGGAAGTTGATCGATCACTGGGTTTTCGTAAAAATCTTCCAAAATATCTTTAAGAACAATACCTTTATCTTCTGGTTGTTCAATATTAGGAATATTAGTCCAATATAATCTCACACGATTTTGTGCTGATACCAATGCTGAATTAAGCATTATCGGCTTAACACCTAAATGCTCACTAATAACGTCTTGATATTCTTGCTTCATTCTCACATTCTCAAGCATAAAATACTTAGGCTTGGTTTCTTTAAGTAATCTAACAAACTCAAAGAACAATGCTGAACGTGGGTCATCAAAGTTCAACTGCTTACCTGCAAAACTGAAACCTTGACAAGGCGAACCACCCATCAATAAATCAATCTTAGGTAAATCCATACCTCTTAGTGTAGTTACATCACCAAGATGAATAGTGTTTGGATAGTTCTTTTTAGCAATACTCATTGCGTACTTATCAATCTCTGCCGCAAGATACACATCTACCTTAATGCCTAGACGGTCTAACGCTAATTGACCACAACTCATTCCATCAAATAAACTTAATACATTCATAATCCATGCCCCCTTACTGATTCAATAAAACTTTCAATAATCCTCTTAGACTGTTCATCGTGTTCTGTTGCATATTTATCTGTAGCCATGTAATCTCTTGCGTAGTCGTAGAAGTCTGGCTCACGGTCATTGTGGGCGTTCTCAGGTAGTAAAACACCTTGCTCTTGTAGTTCCATTACAAAGTTTCCAATCTTAGACATTATTCTTCCTCCCAAATATAACC